ATTTCAAGTACTTTGAACTGTTCAGATATTTCAAATATTGCAAATGTTCAGGTAGAGTTATTTAGAAATTCAAACGAAGATAATACTTGTCTGGCAAACTCTTCCTTTACTTCTAATAACTTAGCTTTTAGTGGTTACGAAACGTTTGGTTTTTATTTCCAACAAACATTTAATGTAAGTTTCAATATTATTTTTGAAACTACTGTTATATGTTATACCCCGTATACCTTTGAAGATTGTCACTATTTATCGCCACCACCGTCACCCCCACCACCATCGCATCCACCTTCGCCACCCCCACCGTCACCGCCACCTCACCCTCCAGGATATAAAGACCCACCTTCCAATCCACCACTACCACCATTTCCACCACCACCTTCTGCTCCACCACCTCAATTTCCACCGGCTTGTACATGCAGTAGGTTTAGTACATTTCAAGATGCATATGGTTTTTGCCATATTCAACCTGTCGAAACAAACTGTCAAGTATCACGATACGAGTTATCAGGTATTCTTCCTTTTGCACCGCCGTTTTCTCCATCACCACCACCTCGTCCACCTACATCTCCTATTATGGTAACCAGTATGTCACTTTCAGTTACCATGGAAAGTATAAACTATTTGGGAATCGACGGTGCAACTGAAAGCACATGTTCTGGTTCTAATTCCTCGGATGGATATTTTGAAGTAATTACAGGTTATGAACAAATGGGGCTAAATCTTCCTAACATTACTCAAGACAATTCCGGATGTATTTTTGCGGGTTCGAGTCCTTCTTATAGTATATGTTCTTCATACGGTACCCCCAATCTAGATACTACAGTTTACTTTGGAAATGTGCGTACTTTTAGTAATAATAACCCATATCTTACTTGTGTAAATCTTTTACAAAATTTTGCAAATAACCCAAATGACGTACCAACAACACCCAACAATGTTTGGAATGGTGAATGGGTAATGGGAAGTACTACAACGTATCAAAATGCTCAATGGTTAAAATGTACTATGTTTAGTCATAGAGTTGGTTCATACTATACGTTTAAATATCAAAATTACCCACAAGATTGTGCACTTTATAGTTTGAATACACAAAATAGTGCTACTGCATTTCCCAACGTACAATGTATAGGTAGAGACAACAACGCAATTTATCAATGGAGAGAGATTCATGGTCAGTTTATTTGTAAACGGGTTGCATGTAAAAGTGGATTTGTCATATCTTATGGTAATTACAGAAGTAATGATTTTTCATTTTGTGTTTCACAACGTCGTAAGTTGTTTGTAAAATTAGAAACTAGTCCCAAGTTAAAGTATTCTAAAACACAAGAAATTTCTTCAGTGGATTTACCTGAAGTTGTCACCAACAATGGTGATAATAAGGAAGAACCAAACACACTAACAAAACAATTTTCACCCAATATAGAAGAAGTTTCATCGTTTCAAGAAGTTTCATCGTTTCAAGAATATCGTACCCTACAAGAAGTTTCATCCTTTTACATAGATTTTTGGTATGGATGTATTTATTGTGTAGACGAATATCAAGCTGCTTATAATACCAGTGTAGCGGGTAATGAAAATGCACGTCTACTAAGTTCATTATCAGCAGTAGAACTTCCACCATTCGAACAATAATTTTTTAATTGTTTAGAAAATGTTAAATCCAACCATCGTCATTCGTAACATCTTCTTTGGCGAAGTAGTAAACAATGCCTACCTCAGCATAAAGATCTTTGAAAAAAAAAGTGTGTGTCGACTTGATTGACAATGTGGCAAAGTTTAATCCTTGTACAATCCATTCGCGATCTAATACTGTGCTTGCAAATTTATCGCAATGCAAGCTTCTACGCTGGGTTTCTTCAGTATTTCACTCCCAATGACATAGCACTCATAAATGTATGCTGCTTTGGGAACTGGATCGTTGGGTCTCAAGATGGCTAATGTTTCTGCAGGAATTTTGGCTTTTACATCATCAGGAAGAGAAGTTCGGAGATGATCGATGCCGGTTTGTGTGAGCAAAGGTGGTCTTTGAACTAAAGACGTACCAGCAGATGACATCCAATCAGCCACCGATTGTGATGCCCATCCAACGCCCAAATCCACACCTTGTTCAAGCACATATGCATGATCTTCTTTGTCCTTGAGTGAAACATCACGTATGTTAAAAATATATTGATTTTTGTAAAAAAAAACAAATATTATATCACAATTATTTTTTATGTTTAAAAAAATGTTGTTGTGGGCGATACCAATTTCTATTTTACAAGATAGTCGACCAACGTTTAATTTTGGATACGGAGGAGGAGCAGATTTTCGGGGTCGTAATAACACATACTTTAATATATTCTCTTCAAATGGAGTTTCTCTTAATATGAAGACAATAGACTACGAAACACTCTTACCTCGTCCATCTCTTTTAAAAAGCTCGTTTTTTACAGAAGCACATCTAAGTCTTTACACTAAAAATACAGGAGAAAAAATTCTTGTTTCCATGTTTTCAAAAATTAAAGGTTATTCTACAATTATAAACAATGTAGAAACGAAACGGTTTGATGTATGGCAGGATACACAAAAAGATTCGGTGAGAATTCTATCAAAGGAGTTTTCAAATTTAGTAAGAGCAAATGGATGGGAAATGAATATAACAAGAGTTCCTATAGATTACATCGTTACAGACAAAAACAATGAAGAAACAGAATGGAGATATAATGTTCGGATTTCGCCGCTTACAGAAGAAAAATATTTGAAAATGTACGGTAAACCAAATACAGAATCTGTTCATGGTTTATTGGGTCACAGCCTGGATGAGAATATGTTGTCTTATCATGGTGAAAAAACAAACTATGACAACGTATATATTGATCAAAAAGAACAAGCGTATGGTTCCATAGAAGGAGATTGGAAAGATTATATCATGTCGGAACCCTTTGAAACAAAGTTCAAGTTTACTAGATACAACTCTATCGGAAAAAATATAAAATCTTTGGAAAAGTTGAATGTTTCTACTTCTGTTTTACCAACCGGAGAAATTCCTGTGGCTTTTATAAATGATGACTTGGGAAAAAAAGATTACAAAAGAAAAGTTCAATAAAGTATCCACAGTTATTTTTTTTGTAAAAAATTGTTCATTTTGTACGAATTCAGTTTTTTTACACAGAATATTCGTACATTGTAAGTGTTACATATTGGTTAAACTCTTTTAGAAAATCGCACAAGTAATCTTTTTCCACAAGTACTCCCTTGTTGAAAACTTCCAAAGTATTATTTGAGGTTTTGCATATGGAGATCGCATGTCCATCAATGCCTTCCTTTTTGAAACCAGTTAATATAGATCCTCTAAACCTAGAGATTCTTCTGGCGTAATATTCTAATCGATTCCACAAAGTGTTTACTTCAGTTGAAACAATACCAATTTCATCACCGTTTGATATAGAAACTATAAGTTTCAGCAGGTCTCTTGCTTTTTTGTAATGTTTATAAGTAGTAGATTTTAATGAATCCAATCCAGTTTCTATGCGAATACATGCCATTAACTCTTCTGGATACCCATAGTTGGAAGGTTTCATGACATAATTTTTACTGTCGGGAGCCAGAGTTACATTATGATTTCTTGTAATAATTCTTCTTGTGTACACATTAAAAATGTGGGTTCCGTGTGTTGAGTTTATGAATGAACCTATCAAGTTTTTCCCGTTTTTTGTTATACCAAACTTTTCCAATAGTTCATGTTCAAGTTCTGGTACATTTAAAAGTATATCAAATACAACTGAAAACCAACATGTCCCGGATTCCCTATTTACATTATATCGTGGCAGAATCTCATAACCGTGAACAAAGTTTTGTGTATAACGCTCAAAAAGTTGCATACAATCCGAAACATCGTTTTTGTCATATTTTTCTAGATTAAGGTTTGAAAGTTCAGGTATTCTGTTTTCCGGTTCAAACGTTTTACATTCGTCTTCAAATATTTTACACGAAAAGTAAATAAAAGGACAGTTTTTAATATAAATTCTATCAACAGCTTTTGAAAAGTGTATTTCTGCATCCTCTAAAAACTGTTCAAAACCACATGTCGCAAAGTCATTAAACAAACAATATGCAACACATCGTCTTTTTTGAATCTGTCTTGTAGAAATGCCTAACATGTCATTCCAAGTTGCATCCTTCATTTTTTTTTAAAAAAAAAAAAAAGTATTCAAAAATATTTATAAAAAATAATAAAATAGTTTTAAAAAACAACCAGACTAATTTTTTTATAGTCTATAAATAAAGAGTCCATGATTCTATCTCCGCTTGTCAGTGGAATCACCAAAAATTGCTCGATCGCGGAAAGTAAGTACACAGAATCCGCTTGCTGCGAGTCCGCATCTAAAATAATAACGTCATTTACTAAAGATACGGCTGCAAACTGTAGAGATGTCCAAACCTCGTTTCAGCTTTCCGACTGTTGTGTCGGCAATGGAAAATTTGTAATGCCCTATCCCAAATCTGGTTACGCATTCAACTACGCTGGCGACCTCCAAGAAGATTGGCCATTTGGAGTATATCAGCAGTCGGCATATGAGTTCCCGACGCATCTTTTGACAGCAGTTGCGGATGAACCCAACGCCACTGTGGAGTGGCTTACCAACAACTGGGCGGTCGATTCGATAGGCTCTTTTACCAATACTATAAAAGCCGAAGATTCCAAGCAACGATCGTCTACGCGGGAATTGGCTTGGAACATTGTAGGCAAACACAATGGCATTCGCGATCTCGAAAAGTATGGTCTCAACGAGATTATGAAGTACACGACTTGGGGACATGGTTCTATATGGTCTATAAACACTCTGACGTCGGGGGAAACGATAGTACCAACGCGAGGAGGTGACTGGTTCGACGGCGGTATCCTTCTTCAGCTGCTGGCGCATCATTTCCCACCCACGCATGGTTTCATAAAGAACGGTCTAGAACAGCTTATGCAAAAGATAAGCCTTGCCGATAACATGATTGCTTCGCCTCATGTATCAGAACATGGCAAGTTTCACGCTAAACTCAAGAGAGCGCACGCGTACTTCACTGCCGCCGATATGTTCGGCCACATTCACGTTGTTGAAGACGTCTCCAAAGGACCGCAAGAACAAGTGCGCGTAAAAATGACGCGCACACAGCTTTTCGAGTCAGCAGAAGCAACTTTTCTTGAAGCGCTCGGAAAGCCGTCGGGACTTCCTTCGGCTTCTTGCACTGGTTGCACGCTAAGTCCGAATACGATGCTCCTCGATAGTAGGGACGAAAAGTACGACTTTACGGTGGGTAGCGTGCTTGCCGCCTTGGCGCAAATGTATATCAACGCGGGCGTCATTACCGGTACTGCTCGTTGGCAAGATGCACACAATGCGGCAGGTTTGCTCCTACAAAAGAACATGTACAAGTTATCGGATGCTACAGTACATCAGCCCAATTACGGTCGCCGGAACCCTGCCGTATGGAATGACCCTCTCACGACCTCCGGATATGACGCGCTATTCACGTCTCACAATGGTGACAATCCCGAGATCATCATGCACCTTCCACAGGGATGGAGCGACATTCCCGACAACGAAAAAGC